AACGTTTTCGTGTCTCGCCGCGTCCAAGGGTTGCAAAGTAGTTGCGTTCGAGCCCGAGCCGGACAACTTTCGGTTGCTCAATGAGAATCTCGCACTGAACTCTTCTCAGGGAGTCACGGTCTTTCAAGAAGGTGTTGTGGCTGGCCCGGATGGCACACTTGACTTGTACTTGTGCAAAGGGGACTACAACAAGTATCGTCACACAATCTTTAAAAAGCGAGGTCGTCAGAGTATCCAGATTCGAGTCCGAAACTTTCAAAAAGTTCTCGAAGAGTGTAGGCCGCACGGGGTCAAGATTGACATTGAAGGTGCCGAGATTGAATTGCTCGAGTCGGTGACCGTCTGGCCCGAACACGTGACGCACGTGGTCTTCGAGTACTCGTTTGATATCGACCCTTCAATTGCAAGGTTCAAAAAGATAATTGATAGTCTCGCGACACAATTTCAAGTCCATCACAGAAAGGTTGATTGGAATCTTGAAAAGTGGAGTTGGTTTCCACAAGCGATACTTGTGTACTGTATTAGGAAAATAGAAATATACCCATAATTGCGACAATTATTATATTTCTTATAACACTTATCAAAATTCTCAACTTGAATTTGCCTTGCATTTCAGATATAGAATTCATTCTAGCTTTTATTTCTGTACTTAATTCAATAATTTTCTGTTGTGTGTCTTCTTCTATTACGGTAGCTGTGGCAATTTTTGTTCGTAAATCAATCATATCATCTATTTGTTTTTGAACTATAGGAATTTGGTTGCATATATCCTGAGCATCTTTGTACGCAGCATTCTCTTTTCCAGGTTCTGTAACAGCGGCTGAAAAGGCCTGTGTCACCGCCATGAACGCAGCCGCCGCCGACATTTTTATATTAAGTAGATTTTTTATTTATAAGAAGATACCATACGAGAAGAGACATCATAATTGCTAAAAATGCTATATTGATTGTGTTTATAGTAGTTTGTTCTTTTACCGGTTCCACATAATATTGAGAAACTACATCAGCGTACCCAGGAGCGCCGTTATCCGGGTCACCTAAAATTGTTGTAATTAAATCATTGATGTCTTGAGTGTTCTGAATTGTCAATGTTGTTATCTCTTTTTGCCATGCTGTGACTTGACTAGCTAGATTTGAATGTAACTCATCGAGTTTGCCCTGTTGGTTTTTTGGTCCTGGTACATATCCATCAATAGCTGGACCTATAACTGGAATCGACTGTAAAAGTACCGAAAAAAAAACCTTATGTGCATAATCATCTTTTCGAGGAGGACATCCTCCGTCTGAGTACACCGACATTTTTTAATATTACAATATATAAAAATGACTGAGGTAGAAACGTCAGAGGACAGGGTGGCAGAAGTAGTTGGAAGGACATCAGCTGCAACATCGGATGCGATTGCCGGAAATGACATTACACCTACGGACGCTAACAACGTTATAAATGAAGTAAATGCTGGAACATTTGATTCTAGCAAGGCAACTCCAGAACAAAAAGCTGTTGCAGATGCAGCTACGAATGAAATAGAAGGAAATACGGAAGCTGTTGCTAAAGAATTTGGTTTAGAAATGCCCCCAGGAGCTCCAGCAAACGATCCATTGAATTTAGGTAACGAAGCTGATCCAGTTGGTAAGAAAAATGCGAATACAATTAGAGGAAAAATTGCTGCTTTAGTCGAAAGGCTGACAGGTATAAAGTTGTCAGAAGAAAAAACATCTCTTACCGATGCCGAAAAAAAAGCGAACGAGGAGGCTCAAGAACGTGTCAAGGAACAACTCAAAACCGAAACATCACCCGGAAAAATGAAAATGTTACAGGCTGTCCTAGCTATATTAACGTCTCTTGCTAGTGCTCTTGCATTATTATTTAAAATGAATGCTCTAAAAAATTTTCTGGAAAACATCGCAAAAGGTATGGATTCATGCAATGAAGTTAATTTAGCTACACGCGAGGACAATAAATTGAGTTGCGGGGACTCATCGAGCGATGCAGTTAAAAACGCTTGTGTATGTGATTCAGGTGGTGGAGTACCAGCTGGTCTAACTAATTTATGTACTAATTTGGACGCAACTCACACATGTCCAACCTGGAAATATGTGTATCAAGAGTACCACTGGTACAATGTTCTCCCAGCTTTAGCTGCTGATGTTGCCGGTGCACCTCAAAGCATCCTTGACTGGTTTGTGAAAAATAAATGGACGCTTATAATTGGAGCAGTAGTAATTATTGCTATTATTTTTGCATTTGGTTACGCTAAAAAGTATCTATTCGCATCAAATGCTCCTGCAGCTCCTGCAGCTCCTGCTGCTGTTGCAGCTCCAGTTGCAGCTCCAGTTGCAGCTCCAGTTGCAGCTCCAGTTGCAGCTCCAGTTGCAGCAGTAAATACTGCTTAAAATTGTCTGAGTATATAGTACTATGCTTGGAACTTTTGTTGATTCGTTCGAAACCGTGATTACTGAAGACACTGTTTTCAGAGACCCCGAAAGTGGTGCAGTCGTCTTTATATTCAGGAAAAATGTGATTCCAGAAGAGTTGGCCACAGTGGCGTGGAATACGTTCAAAAAGGTTGCTCAGAAGAAGAATGACAATCGAGGCTACGCAGCCGGACTTCTTCCGAACGGCCGAGCCAAGATGAAGGACAAGTACGGAGTGACTCGTGGAAACATTTCAATGTCCAACATTGTTGGATACTATGACAAGCCCGGGATCCAGGACAAGAAAAAGTTTCCAGGAAAGAGTGTGTGTCGTCTCACGTCATTCAATGCCAAAAACCCCGAACTTTTTTCAAAGAGCGAACCCTTTTTCCAGTGCATCAACGCAGTGTACAAACAGAACGCACCCGAAGAGTACCAGAGACAACTTACCAAGGCGAACCTGAGTCACCAGGACCTGATTATCAAAGACACTGTTTTCAGTACTGTGACGTGCAACTACAACTGGAGGACCGCGTGTCACATGGACAGCGGAGACTTTCGAGACGGTTTTAGCACTCTGACTGTTGTCAGTCCAGAGGGTCACACTGGAGGAATCTTGGGGTTTCCAAAGTACAACATTGGCGTTGATGTTCAGTCCCGGGACGTGTTGCTCATGAACAGTCACGAGGTCCACTGCAACACCGAGATTCTTTCTGGTGAAAGACTTTCGTTTGTGTGTTATCTTCGCGACAACATGTACAAGTGTATTCACAAAGATGGAAACTTTTACACAAATTAGAAGAAACGTGCACAATGTTATTACATGGAAGTGTACACAGACGGGAGTTGTCTCGGGAACCCTGGTCCGGGTGGGTGGGCTGTCATAGGTCCGGGCTTTCAGCTTTCAGGGGGTCTGCCCCACACGACAAACAACGCCATGGAACTCACGGCTGCTCTCAAGTGTCTCGAGCACACTGGAAAGCAGGAAATGACTTTGTACACTGACAGTTGTTATCTCAAGAATGGAATCACAAAGTGGGTCCACGGTTGGAAGAAGAACGGTTGGAAGACCGCGGCGGGACAGCCAGTCAAGAACCGTGAACTCTGGATCCAGATTGATGACCTCAATGGTCCTCACGTCACGTGGCAGTGGGTCAAGGCTCATAACGGTCACCCGTTCAACGAAGCTGCCGACAAACTCGCGTACTCCGCTGCACTCCTCAACAAAACTTGTTAATGTTCTCAAGATCCCTAGATATAATCTTCATATAAGGTTCTTCAGCGTCTGAACACATGCATCGAGCCATTCCAGGCTTTTCTGGACCGATTTCCCGCGTCAAAGTTTGTATGCGAGATTTTACAATAGATGCTTCTTCAGAATCTTCAGTTTCGTACCAAGGTTTTATGTTCCAGTAATTTTTCAACTTTGTCAACTCTGAACAGTGTTCGATCCATGTGCCAAGATCTTCGGTCTTTGTGTCACTTGTGTACACTGGTACTTCCCAGAACATGTATTTTGAGTAGTACATAAGACCTCCCATTAAATAAGGTTCCCTGGAAACAGATGTTGAGTTGTCACACCCTATTATATAGTTTATGTTTCTTTGTTCCCAAGTACGAGAGTTTATGAAATCAATGAGCTCAGGTTTTGCAATCATGTCAGCGTCCCACTTGAAAGTCCAGCTGTACCGCGTTTGTGATTTACACCAGTCATAATATGTCATGATCGAATGCTTCGAAGACTTGTCTGTTGCGAGACAAGCGTACCCGGCTCTCGAAATTTCCTCATTGTAATACAGAATTCTCATGTTTGGATTGTTGATTGATTTCACTATTTCTTCTGTGCGGTCCGTGCAGAGGTGGAGAACAACAACAATTTCGTGAGGTACGGTTACAACACTCAAAGAACGAATACTTTTTTCAATTGTTTCTTCTTCGTCACGAACACGAACCATGAAAGATATTCCTTCCATTTATATGTTCAGAGACATATTTGTGCACAAAAAACACGCGAGTACCCAACACCAACAAACATCTTCCTGTGTAAAAATGATGAGCACAGTGGACACATTAACAAAACTTGTTAATGTTTTCAAAGTTCCTATTCATGATTTTAAACCAGTACGGACCTGAATCCGCTGATAAATTACGGGCCATGCCAGGGGTTTCCTCACCGATTTCGGTTAGCAATGTATGCATACGAGACCGCACGAGAGTCGCCTCTTCCGAATCTTCTGTGGTGTACCAAGGCTCGTCACGCCAGTATCCCTTTATAAGACTGGACTCCGCGAGGCACGTGACAAAACTTTCTTCCACAATAATTATGCGCGGAGAACATGTGTACACCGGAACCTCCCAAAATACGTGTTTTCCGTAGTGCGAGAGACACCCCATCAAGTACGGTTCAGAAGAAGACACCGTCGAGTTTGTGGTTTTGATTTGGTACACCTCGTTTCTCTGTTCCCACGTGCGCGAATGTAAAAACTCTAAAAGTTCTGGTTTTGCAACCATGTCGGCGTCCCACTTGAACACCCAGCAGTACCTGGTTTGGTGTTTGCACCACGTATAATACGTCGCCAGAGAATGCTTCGAAGAGACATCGGTCGCGAGACACTCGTACCCGGCTCGAGAAATTTCTTCGTCGTAGTAAAAGATTCGTATGTTTGGGTTGTCTATCGACTTTACAATCTCCTCGGTTCGGTCGGTGCATCTGTGAAGGACCACCACAATCTCGTGAGGCACTCGAATACCGCTCAGAGAACGAATGCTCTGTTCGATGGTCGTTTCCTCGTTGCGAACGCGCAACATGAAAGATATTCCTTCCATTTATATGATTAGAGACATATTTGTGAACAAAAACACGCGATACTAAAGAAGGTGGTGTTTACCAAGTATTAAACATGCAATGTATCCTCCAAAATAAAAAAACTTTCTAACTTGTCTACTAGATTTTTTACGGTATCTCACAAAGTTTACAAAATGTTCACAATTTTTAGTAATTGGATTATATTCTCCATCTTTTATTTCAAATGCTGTATGTATAGCCTGTTCAGTTGGAACCCTGTGACATTTCGGTGAAACAATTCGCATTTCACCAATCATGTCATCTAACCCTGTGATAATTACACCAGTTCCTTTGTCCCTGTGTATAACCTTGTCGTCACCTATGTACATTCCATAGTGATAAAAAAGACCCCCAGCTCTTTTGTATTCTAATATAGAACCTTTTTTCATTTACTTAATACACATAAAGATCTGAGAGTCACTCTTATCAAGAAAAAATGGGTACCGAAACCGTCCAAAAGATTTCCCACCTCGAACACATCCTCAAGCGTCCTGATTCGTATGTGGGTCCCACTGACAAGACCACTGAAAAGTACTGGGTCCTCGAAGGCTCCAAGTTTGTGCAGAAGAACCTCACGTACTCTCCCGCTCTCTTGAAAATTTTCGACGAGATTCTAGTCAATGCGATTGATCGAAACTCAATGTTCCCGAAACTTGTCAAGAATGTACACATCACAGTTGACAAGGAGTCTGGAAGCATTTCTGTGGAAAACAACGGTCCTCTCGGTGGAATCGCCGTCCTCAAAAACGAAAAGGAGGGCATATGGAACCCAGAGTTGACGTTCGGCCACCTCCTCACGAGCACCAACTATGATGACACAAAGGATCGCGTCGTCGGTGGTCGCAACGGGTACGGCGCCAAGCTCGCCAACATTTATTCCACGTTGTTCAAAATCGAGATACTCGACTCTGAAAACAAAATCAAGTACATCCAGACGTGGAAGAAGAACATGTCATCTGTAGAAGAACCTATTCTGAGGAAGCACTCCGGTGCGACGTCGAGTGTCAAAATCACGTTCGTTCCTGACTGGAAACGTTTTGGAATGAGTGGTCTCGATGAAGACTTTTTCAAGATTGTTGAGAAACGCGTCCACGACGCCGTTGTGTGCACGAGCGCAAACTGCAAGGTGACGTTTCAGGGTCAGGTCCTAGAACAGGTTTCTACTGAGGCGTACGCCAAGATGTACCTCGCCGAAGGTGTGCAAGTGGCCTCTCTCAACACCGAGAGGTGGTCGGTGACTGTCGCACCGAGTGACGGGTTTCAACAAGTTTCGTTTGTGAATGGTATTTGCACGACCAAAGGTGGGACCCACGTTGACCACGTGGTCAACTCCATCACGAGCAACATCATCGAAGAACTTGCACCAAAGAAGCTGCAATTGAAGCCTCAGAACGTGAAGAACACCATGTTTGTCATGGTCCGTTCGACGCTTGTGAACCCGACATTTGGGAGCCAGGTCAAGTCCGAGTGCACTCTGAAACCTTCTGAGTTTGGAAGCAAGTTTGAACCGATTCAAAAGTTCATAAAAGGTCTTCTCAAGACTGGAATTCAAGAAGAGGTTCTCGCGGTTGCCAAGTTCAAGGAAATGAAGGAGCTCAAGAAGACTGACGGTTCGCGAAAGTCGACCATCACTGGTATTCCCAAGCTGGACGACGCCAATTACGCGGGTACGAGTCGTTCGGACAGGTGCGTTCTCATAGTGACGGAAGGTGACTCTGCAAAGACTCTGGCCGTCGCGGGGCTCTCAGTGGTCGGGAGGGACTACTACGGAGTGTTTCCGCTGAGGGGCAAGTGCAAGAATGTCCGAGATGCGAGCGTCAAGCAACTCATGGCGAACCAGGAATTCAATGACCTCAAGAAGATTCTGGGACTCCAACAAGACCGAGAGTACAAGTCAGTCTCCGAACTCAGGTACGGAAAGCTGATGATTATGACTGACGCAGACAACGATGGCAGCCACATCAAAGGACTCATCCTCAACATGATTCATTACTTTTGGCCGAGTCTTCTCAAGCTCGACTTTGTTGTGAGCATGGTGACTCCGATCATCAAGGCTACAAAGGGTTCGCACATCGAATCGTTTTACACGGACTCGGCGTTTAGAACGTGGTACGAAAAGGAGTCTCGGAGCTCTTGGAAAATCAAGTACTACAAGGGTCTCGGAACATCGACGTCGGTCGAAGCGCGTGAGTACTTCAAGAATATCAAGCAACTCACTGTTGCGTTCCAGCTCGACGACTCGTCAAAGGAGGCGATTGTTCTCGCGTTTGACAAGACCAAGGCGGACGAGCGCAAGCAGTGGCTGCTCGATGCTTCTGATAAGAATCTTGAAGTGAACTACGGTGGTATTTCAGACTTGCAGATTTCCGAGTTTATTCACAAGGACCTCATCAATTTCAGTCTGGCCGATCTGCGGAGGTCGATCGCGAGTATGTGCGACGGTCTGAAACCTTCGCAGCGCAAGGTTCTCTACGCGTGCTTCGAAAAGGGTCTCACCGAAGAGATGAAGGTTGCGCAGTTGGCGTCGTACGTGTCCGAAAAGACTTCGTACCATCACGGCGAGGTGTCTCTTGCGGAGACTATAGTGAAACTGGCACACGATTTCACAGGTTCGAACAACATGAACCTCCTCGAGCCGTGCGGGCAGTTTGGTACGCGTCTCATGGGTGGAAAAGACGCGAGTCAGACCAGGTACATTTTCACCAGGTTGACACCCGAGGCCCGGAAACTCTTTGACTCGAAGGACGATCCAGTTCTCGAGTACTTGACAGATGACGGAAAGAAGATTGAGCCAGAGTTTTTTGTACCTGTTCTTCCGAACGTGCTCATCAACGGGACAGAGGGAATTGGTACTGGTTTCAGCTGTTACGTTCCGCCGTACAACCCCAAGGACATTTCTGACAACATCCAAAACTCTCTCAAGGGCAAGCCGATTGTGAAGATGAAGCCTTGGTTCAGGGGGTTCAAAGGGACCATCACACAGGATCCGAGTGACGAACATTCGTGGAACATGAAAGGCGTCTACGAAGTCCTAGGGTCTTCCGTGAAGGTTACCGAACTCCCTCCCGGGCGCTGGATCCAAGACTACAAAGAGCACCTCGACGACCTGGTTGAGAAGAAGGTTATTTCTGGGTACAAGAACAACTCGACTACGAACGATGTCCACTTTGAGATTTCTGAGTACCAAGGGAGTGACCTCGAAAAGGATCTCAAGCTGAACAAGGCTATTCGGACAAGCAACATGCACCTGTTTCACCCGGAGACTGGAATCAAGAGGTACTCATCGGCCGAAGAAATTTTGGGCGACTTTGTCGAAATTCGAATCAAGTACTACACACTTCGCAAGAAACACATGATTGATGCACTGACAAAGAAGGCTCTGGTGTTGTCCAACAAGGCGAAGTTTGTTCGTCAAGTCGTGGACGGTGACCTCATCATCTTCAAGAGAAAGAAGAGTTCTCTGGAAGATGAACTCATGAGGAAGTTTGGGGCGTTCGATTACCTTCTTGACATCAAGACGTACCAGTACACGGAGGAGGCCATCGCGAAATTGACTCAGGAATCTGCGCAAGCAGTTGAAGAGCTCGAGGTTCTTCAAAAGACTCCGATTCTCAACTTGTGGAAAGCGGACATTAAAAATATGATACAATAGTAGACAAATGGCATCTTGCAAGCCTGAAGACATTCTTGGAAAGGCTGGAACGGGTGCAGTTTTGTCACTTGACGCGGTTGGGTTACAAGACGGGTACCTCACGAGCAACACGGGCAACTCCTTTTTTCAGTTTACAAACACGAAACACACGCAGTTTACAAAGTACTCTGCGAGTATCCAAGTCAACAATGACACTTCCACAAATTGGCCCTTTAACCAGGTGCTCACAGTAAAGTTTCGACCAAAGGAGATGTGTGATATTCTCCAAAACATGTTCATCAAGTGTACGTTGCCTTCTTTGGCCGATCCGAACGGTGGTCCACCTTTGGGGCAATACTGTGACAACGTTGGACTCGCGATTCTGAATCAGATTCAGTTGGCCGCGGATGACACCATTCTCGAGATTATAAAGACGGATTGGAACGTCGTGTACACTGACTTGTACTACTCCGTTGAAGAAGCTCAGGCGTATGATTACATGGTCAACGTCGACCCGACGAACGGAGGAGACTTGTATATCCCGCTTCACTTTTTCTTTTCGAGACGGCACTCGTCTTCGTTCACGGCGAACCCAGTGTACCACGACAACTTTTATTTCAAGCCCGGCTTTTTGACATGTGCGGCGCACAAACACCGAAATCTGATTCTCACACTCACGTTCAATCCCGTGACGTTTTTCAGCAGCGCGCCCTCTGTGTCAATGAGTAATTTTTACGTCGTGACCGAAGAGATTGTACTCAGTGACGCAGAGAGAAATTATATCCAAAATACTGTACAAAAGAACGTGATAGGTTTTACGAGAAACGAATCTGTGTACCCAGCGACCCAGTCTCCTTTTGTGGCGAATCTGACACCGGGTACACCTGTCAAAATTTTACACTGGTTCGTGAGAAATCAGTTGTACGAAAACGCCAGTGATCCCACGTACTTTAACAACCGATTCAACTTCTCGAGTCAAAATTACAGTTTGCCATTTTCGGACACGAACACGTTGACTCAACAAGAAACCAATAACCCTATTATTTCTTCAACTGTTATTTACCTAAATGGGAACCAGATTAACCCACTCGCACAGACTGTAACGACTAAAAATGTACGCGACGGTTCCTATTACTGGAAGTTTATTCAGCCCCTGAGTCACGGTCTGAGCTATCCGTCTCGAAACATTTACACGTTTTCCTTTTCTCTCAAGCCTAAAGACCCTCAGCCTTCTGGTTCTCTCGATTTTAGTCAGATGGATTCAAATTCCACCTTTATCAACGCGTCCATTTACTCGGTCAGTGATTCCGCACCTACTGCTTCATACAACATGTACATATTTTACACCGGGTTCAACGTGATCACGTACAGCAACGGACTTGTTTCACTAGACTTTGGTTGGTGATGTAATCAATAATGTTGTGTTGGATGCACCACTTTATGAAGTTTAGTTGCGCGACTGTCGTGTGAATCTTGATCCCGTCGGTGTTTGGGATTTCGTACTCGAACTTTTCGGTTCGGCAAAAAGGATCAAACAACTTTTTACTGTACCCATCGAGACTCGACTTGTATGCGCAGTGGACCAAGAACGGTTTACCGTCGTCAGTCTTGTACGAGAGGTTCTTCTTCTTGGCGTAGTCTGTTATGAACCACTCGAGGTTCCTTAAAGAAACTCCTTTGCGCTTTTCGAGAATGTCGCAGAGGTACATTGAATTTTTTTCATCAGAGTAAAAGGTTTGGATCGATTGCAAAAGAATATCTGAGCGACTCATTGTCTACATGAGTAGACTCTAGATATCTATAAGTAAGTTTTGAAAAGGCTTTCGCGCCTTTTCACATGCGGGACATCCCGCCAAAAACATACAGTCTTTCATGGTGTGACCCACGTGCGGATTCTTTTCCACCACCTCGTCAACTTCTTTGTGAACAATCTTTCTTTGTGACATGTGTTTCGTGCAGTACCCATGATGCCTGGCCAGGAATGTACACTGTGTCTTCTTTGCAGTGACTCCGAGACACTGACACTTCTTCACAGGATCATCTAAACACGTTTCACCACGAGAATGAATGTCTTGAAGGAGTAATTTCAAGGAAATGTCATGCTTCTTTGAAATTACTTGGGCGTACTTCATCAGCTGAGTCTTCACCTCAGAGTCTATGAGCTCCTGAATCTTTTCGATGAGTGACATTGTTTCTTACTTGGTTGTACAGAGATTCAATTCTTAAAATACAAAACTAAGAACATCTAGTTATTTCTTCTATAAACTCAAGTATATGTTTACCATTTCTGATATGAACGTTATCATCACTTAAATCTTTTCTTAAAAATCCATTTTCATCTATATAATTATTGTAAACATCAAAGAATATATACCCTTTTTCAAAACATTTTTCTTTCAATTTACTGTTGAAATATAAAACATATTGTTTTCTTTCTTCATCAGTTCCCAAGTATGGATATTCTGGATTTTCCCAAGTATTCCATTTTTGAACAGGTGGGACAACGTTGTACACGCATACGTTTTTTAGTTTAAGTTGTGAAACGGATACGTTCAATTCAATCGCGTCAAAATAATTATCGACGATACTGTTTATAACATCTTGGTGCGTTGTTGTATCATTTACGTATTTGTGAATATGACATCTACAATCTATTTCACCTAAACAAAAAATAATAGTATCTCCATCTTTGATATCAAAGTTTCGAATGTCGCATCTACTCAATTTTTCTTTACCAAAACTATAACATAAAACTGGCCCTATATGATGTTGTGTCATGTCAGCCAGCCCTTGCTGTGTCAATCCAGCCAGTCCTGAATGACTATCTCCAATTGCACGAATTGGCATTTGCTAACATACATTTTAAAAAACACGGTTTTTACAGCGACTTTTTTGGAGTTCGAATATCACTGTTGCTATTGTTGTGAGAAGTCTTTCCGGCAAGTACCACGTGTAGGGTGCGACGCAATCAAAAAAATAGTTTGCATTATGTACAACTTGATTTTTTCTTAAACATGTCTGCAATAGACGGCTGCTTCGGGTCCTTCTTGGCATTCTTTCGCTGTTTCTTGGGAATCAAGTCTTCAAAGACTCGATCCTTTTCAACAATAGGTTCCAAAAGATCGCACACCGGATTCATAAACTTGTTTGTAAAATAGTAATTGTAGTCTAGTGGAACCTTGTTTGTGAGTGCGTATGCCGGGTCCTCGGACTTTTCAAATTGCTTCGCACCCGGGTCTCCGGTGTCGATGAGTACAAACTGTACGCGGTCACCAGACTGAGGCTCGGAACCAGGCTCGCGCTCACGCATTTTTCGAACAACATTCACGTGGGGCAAGTTGATGTGGTCAATATCGTCACTGTCAGTGGACACAATCTTTTTGGACTTGTCTTCGAACCGACCCGTGTACGAGTCTGCCAGCTTTTGTGACAGGACCAACTTGTCATTGGGAACCCTTCCGTCCAAGAGTTCGACCGCTCTTTTGCGCGCGAGTTCGATCGCACCTTCCGGATTCTTACTCTCGAGAATCACGTCCAAGAGTTCCTTGCAGACCTCTCTGACAAACGGGGTATTGTCTCTTCGAACAACTTGGAGACCCTTGACGTCGATGTAGTTCATCTTCATGGCACCACTCTTGTCTTGGGTCCACAGTTTCGCAGCGTACCGCTTCTTCGAGTACAGAAAATAGGGGCAGTACACCTTTTCGAGCTCGAGGTTGTTTGGCTTCTTGAAGAGAGCCGTGCACTGTTTGGCAGCTTCTTCGCCGAGCTTCCAGCTGTACTCGATCGCCTCTTGACCCGTTCGACCTTGGACGTCAAACTCGACCATGACGCTGTCAGTGTCACCGTACCTCACCTTTGCCCCCGGAAAGTTGGCCTCGACGTAATTCTTCGTCTCCTCAATCATCCCGCGACCCTTGAACGTGACTGTGCTCGCTATCGGAACGCAGGGCAAGATGCCTTTTCCAGCGCCAGTGAAACCGTACACCGAGTTCATGGACACTTTGAAAGCGAGCTGTTTACCGTCGTACACCTTTTTCATGGCGGGGGTCGTAGCTTCGGCCATGTCCTTCTTGGCCTTTTTACGAAACGCCTTGAGTTCCACGAGAATCGCTGGAAGAAGACTCGGGACATCCTGGGCAAACTTGTACGTCTTCCCACCAATTGTGAATGACTCGTACGTCACACCCGGAAGGTTATCGTATTTGGGATCCATGACGAGCGATGAGTAACACAAGTTGTGAGCAACCATAATGGAAGGGTACAGGCCCTCAAAGTCCAGGGCGGTGATGGGTGTGTAGTACGCACCAGTCTGAGCCTCGAGAACAGTAGCGCCTTCATACGGGTCGCTCTGGATTTTTCCCCACCGAATGGTCGGAACCATGAATCCGAGTTCACGAGCCTTTCGAGACAGCTGACTAAACACCTTGATCTGCTGACCTCGCTCGGCGAGATAACACATGGGGACCCAGGTCGCCTTGGCCATCTCAATCAGGTTTGTGAACGTGAAGAGTTTGTCCATCAGTTGGTGGGGCAACGCGGTATCCTTGACGCAGTACTCGGCAACCTCACTCAACTTGTCGGGATCCTCTTCGCGAAACCTCTTGAACATTTCCTTGGGACTCATGTCAATCTTTTGGTCGCCGAGATACGTTTTCGAAACAAAGTTCAGAGAGTACGAGTCGAGCTTCTTCTCACGCTTGACCTCATGAAACAAGTCAAATATGAACCGACCCGACATCGGTAGGAGTTTCAGGGTGTTGTCACCCAGCGCACTCGACGAAAGTTTCTTGTAGACCATTTTGCACTCTTGTTCTTTGAGTTTTCCAAGGTTGCAAAACTTTTCAGGACACCCGACAACAATTGACCTCTTGAAAATGTACTCCAAATCGAACCCGAAGATGTTCCAGCCGGTCATGACGTCAATGTCGTGTTTGTTCACGTACTCGTGAAACCCCATGAGAAGTTCCTTCTCGGACTCGTACCACACGATCGTACAGTCTTCGCGCGGACTCGTCTTCTTGTAGCACAGGCACGTCTTGTCGTAGAGTTCAGTCTGACCCTGACGCTTCAGAGTCACCGCAATCTGAAAGCATGCATCTTCTTCAATGTTGGCGTCAGGAAACTTACCAGTCGAGCTGTTGGTCTCAATATCAAAAGACGCTACGATGAACGGCGCAATGTCGTCACGGGCCACGGGTGTGAGGTCTTTCCAGTTGTTGCAAAACACGTCAATGTCCGTCTTGGCAATCGAAGCCCTCACGCAGTTGGAACCTGTGTCGAGCCAACCAGTGGACTGGATACCAGAGCGATGCATCAGGCGAAGAGTCGGTTCGATGTTTGACTCGTACACCTTTTGCACGAACGTGTCATCCTTGAGAGGGTACCGTAACTTTGAGTCGCACATCTTCATGTCTGCCAGCGTATCAAAGTCTAGTTTCATGAACGGAAACGTCTCGCTGTTTTGAAAACCCCACAGGTCCTTGGCCTTGGTGACGCTATAACTTTTGACTTTGGGACACGCCTTTTTTATTTTTTCAAACAAGATTTTGACACCAGTGTCAGTGATGTTCTTTCCAAGTTTTATGAAAAAATAAGGTTTAAACGATGTCGACACGCACACAGACTTACCGTCTTCGGTCCTTCCGAATATGTTCACGATGTGGTCAGAGTCCTCAAAGTCACTCGATTCCCACGTGAGTGCTTCGAAGACGACCATTCTTCTTGTTACTCTTGTAGCGTTCAGAACTTTTAATATATTTCTGTACTAATATAAATGTCAGGTGCACTCGTCGAACTCGTTGCAAAGGGCACTCAGGACGCGTACCTGACTGGCGATCCTCAAGTTTCGTTTTTCCATCAGTCGTACAAGCGTCACACGAATTTTGCTCAGAAACCAGTCAAAATTGATTTCTCAGGAACCGCTGGTTCTAGTCAACAGATTAACTTGAAACTCATCAACAAAGGTGATCTTCTAGGATACATTTGGATGGACATGACGAGTACAAATAAATATGTAGGTGATCTCCAAGATACTATTTTCGAGTTGTATATCGGTGGTCAACTTATTGATCGTCAAGATGGGTTCTACATGACTCAGCTCTGGCAAAAGTTTTTGATTGATTCAAGTGCCAAGGGGTTTGCTACAAATCCTTGGAATGATGACACTGATATTTTAACTAATTTACTATCATCAAAATGGCTTCCACTTCACTTCTTTTTCTGTGATTCCATGTGTTATCTTCCACTTGTTGCTCTCCAGTATCATGAGGTCGAGGTTCGTATAACATTTGGTTCTGTTGCATTTAATGTCCAACCAGCGTTTTACGCAAATTATGTTGTTCTTGACACAGCTGAACGTGATGCTATTGTCAAAAAAGATCACGATCTTCTTATCGAACAGGTTCAGAAAATAAGTTCCGAATCACTGGGTACTAGTTCAACAAATAAATTTGATTTGAGTCTTTTAAATCATCCAGTCAAGTGTATCTTATGGGGTAATCAATATGGTGATGATGAATTTTATTCCAATACAGTTCAGTTGTATCTCAATGGAACGGAAGTTTTTGGATCACCAATGCCTGATGTTTTCTTTACACAAGTCCAGGGGTACTATCATTCTGAGTTCGCATCTGAATTGCTCAAGGGGCGAGGGGGTGAGTCTAGTTCTGGACGCAACTTGAAAATGTATTCATTCGCACTCAGGGCTAATAAGCACCAGCCATGCGGCACGTGTAACTTTAGTCGATTAGATAATGCGTCTCTCACATTTACACAGTCAGGTGCACCAACAACTTCACTTTACCTTTACGCCGTCAACTTTAACATTTTACGTATAAAGAATGGTCTAGGAGGTCTTGCGTTTAGCAGTTAATTAATCTTGGTAAACTACAAATGTTCGTACTTCTTGTCATATTACTCTTACTGGTTCTTGTATTTGTTCGACCGATACAAGAACACGAGTATACGTTTTTTGACAATGTCGCCCCGAGACTCAGACCCGTGTACATTGACCAGCCTACCGTGTATTTCGACGAAGACATAGTGTACTCCGAGTGGCCCCAGGAACCAACATCTTCTTTGTGAGAATTTCCTATGCGTATTATAAATGAAATTCGAGTACATTGTTCTGCTCGTGCTAGTTGCACTGATGGCGTACGTTACACTCAGACCAACCGAAGTAATTGTCGTGGACCAGGATCCAGTTCTTTATGGGGATCGTTATAACTACCGCATTCCACCAACGTGGAACTACGACTGGAGGGGAGGTCCGGGACGGGACCGACACCGCATTATGCACGAGAGGGGGCCATACAATACACGAGGATCAAGGGGTCGTTAAATGTCTTCTACACACAGCGCGATACACATCAGAGTCTCCTATCAATTCCTGATCAGTACTCGTCGAAGTCCTCTTCGTGAATGGGCCGAGCGTGCCATTCATACACTCCATGCACAGTGCCTTGAGCTTGGTGACGTCATCCGCCAGAGGAATCATCGCGAGAATCTCCCCAAAAACCTGCTGCTTGAAGTCGCCATCCAGTCCAGTGAGTATCACGTTCTTGTTGTCCCTGAGAGCTTGTTCAACAAATGGTCGAAGTCCTTCAAAAAACTGCGCTTCGTCAACCGCAACAACAATTGCATCCCGGTACTTTTGAGTGTCCAGAACATCTGTGAGAACATTTGTCTTCAAACAATCAAAAGTACTCTTGTCATGAGTTTGTAAAAACTCCCCTTCATTTCGTATGTCTTTTTTTGAATTTATTACAAGCACACAATCCCCTATCACTCGGTGTCTCTTGAGTCTACGAATCAACTCTGAAGTCTTTCCCGAAAACATATTTCCCATGATAATCTCTAGACGCGGAGACATCTTTGCTTTTCAATCACAGGTGCTCGAACGTTTAACTGTAAGGTGAATGGTACCGTCGCTCTTCACCTCCTTCGATTTGATTGAGGTGAAGTACGGGTTCGTTGGATACCTAGAAAGTATATTTTCAAAGTAAAACTTCATCACGTCTGGCTCGATGCCCGAGATGATGTACCCGATGTATCTGGGATACTCTTCCCACGAGATGACCTTGATGCGCTCCTGGAGCTCCTTGGACGCATCGCGTAACTCCCAAGGAACGTTACTCGGTGGGGGTGGGGGAGGAGGGGGTTCCTCAAAAGAGGAAATGCGCTTCTTGAGCATCTTGACAGCCTTGGGGAGACGGTGCTCTTTACCCCACACCTCGATGACACCGCGCTTGAAGTCGTACCACAGGTACTCGACCTGGGACAACTCAGTCATGCGCTTGAGATGACATCCTTCGCGCCCAATGAAAATTTCGGGCTTGATGTGAACGGGGAGAGGAACCTCGGTGTAGTGAGCGTTCGGAGGCTCGTAAGCTGGCATCTTTTACTATTAGTGTGTGTACTTCCTAAGTACTTTTCAGACACGTTTTTTAGTAATGTTCCCCAGTTAAAAAGACCCGTGACAAGTGTACCATGGCGCGATACGTGAACGCATCCGATGTTTCGAAACTTCTTGGTAAGCCGTACGGAGTTTTCTGGTCGACGCAAGAAGAAAACCTGAGAATCATTCTCGGAAAGCGCGAACGGTACAAACCAAAACCACAAACTTTCGAGTTGAACACGAAAACCGTGGAGGTCATTCAGTCGCTTCCGAAGGAGGAGATCTCGACCGCGTACAAGATGTACTGCGACACCACCGTACTTTGTGAGGAACCCGAAGTCCAAAAGGAACTTGTTGTCAAGGCTCTCAATCAGATGAAAAAAGAAACTGTGCAAGCGCCCACACACTCGGAGTACGTTGCAAAAACATCTCACGTCATGAAAAACGTTTCGGCTCCTATTCTCAAGACTGCTCTCGATCACGATTTCACCATGGAACGCGGGAACGTGGAAGAGGAACGAATCATACAACAGTGCGGGATCAAGAAGGACAACGTGCTTCGAACTGTTGAATTCAAGGTTGACGATCAATCTTACAAAGTCGGATGCCGTTTCGACGGCGAGAATGTTGAGATTAAAACCCGAAAAGATTCCTTCAAAGGCGTTCCTTTGTACGAAAAGGTTCAGATTCATTTTTACATGGCTGCGAGTGGTTCGAAAGAGTGGACTCTGAAAGAAAAGTACGCTGACGAACTGCGCGATCACAACGTCGTGTTCTGCGACTCATTTTTCGAAAAGGTTAAGAAGGACCTGCACGAGTCTTGGGAAAAATTAATTGGTGTATAGTATGACGGAGGAACCAGGTGTGCGTAAAAAGAAGACGGTGAGAATCTGGCACGCTCAACACGAAAAGATTCTCAAAGAATGGGGTGAGTCGTCTTCATGTTACCGCCACATGCACTTTAAAGCTTTCCAGGTTAACAGGGTCTGGAGCATGAGTTTTACACTGCCGGTCATTATTATTAGTACAGTAACTGGGACTGCAAACTTTGCTCAAAGAACGTTCCCACAATCCGTGGCCGAGTATGTTCCTTCTATCATAGGAGCGTTCAACCTTTTTGCCGCCATCATGACGACCGTCGCTCAGTTTCTCAAAGTGACCGAGTTGATGGAAAACCATCGAGTCACGAGCATACAGTATGGAAAGTTGGCCAGAAGGATTCGGTTGGAACTCACACTTCCCATATCGGAACGAACGCAACACGGGGACAACATGGTTGAGATGTGCAGGTCAGAGTACGACCGACTCATAGAACAGTCGCCCCCGGTCCCGAAAGCCGTCATAAAGCTTTTTGAAAAACAGTTTCCAGACACGAGTAACGTTACTTTTTTCAAACCAGAGCTCGCAAACATTCATCCCATTCAGTTGTTCGACAACGAACAAGAAGAAGAGCGCATTCGTGTCAAAACTGAAAAAGAGGAGCAGAGAATTCTTGAAAAAAGGAAGAAGGAACTCGAAGACAAGAAGACTTTCAATCCCACGCGGTTCAGTATGCTCAACGAACTTCAGAACGTAGCAAACCGAGCTGTCGTCTCGAGGCGGACAAATTATGATATACCGACTCGAGCCGTTCGGCTCATAGAAGGTTCTGAAGCCGGCGACAGTCCTCACGCAAGGGATGAAAATGTGTGAATTTGACTTTGCAAGTTTCCCAATTTAAAGACGATGTAGACCAAAAGCGCGAGTAAAATCAGATTAAAAATCAAACCTCCAATCACGTAAGGTCCCACCTTTTGCTTCACTTTCTTTTTGAGTGTATCATTTTCGAAAATTATATCGAGTGCTTGAGTAGTCAACTGATCCATGGATCGCTTTGTTACACTTCACAGAAAAAAAGAAGATGAAATAATCGGACGGGATGAGTACATCAAAAACATTCGGAGTCTTCTCGAGACAAACGCATCGTTCTGTGTGTATGGTCGCCCTGGTGTTGGGAAAACTTTTCTGATCAGTCATGCATTACAGGGGTTCAACTACATTGAACTCACTCAAGACATCTTGAAAAGCAAGCGTCTCCAGGACGTGTGCATCCACGTCTTGGTCGAAGAGATGGATGTTTTCGAACCCGTGTCTCTTGGTTCGACGATAGTAGTGTCTGACGGCCCGGTTGAAAACTTTGACTGCATCAGGGTCGAACCTCTTTCTTTGCAAGACATGGTACTTCTCGGAAAGAACAAGTTTCCGAAACTCGCCGACAACCTGATACATCACCACGCGAAAGAGTCAAATGGTGACGTGAGAACATTTTTGTTTCGACTCGACGGTTTCGCGTGTTCGAGGGACGTGTTCAAGTCTCCAAAAGATTTCGTGTACGACTTGGTGTGTTCAGGAGGGAGCCTCGACCCGAGTGCATACGTAGGCAAACACGTCATGGAACACGGGTACTCATGGGGGATCATTCACGAAAACTATCTCGACGCACCAGGTGCATCACTGGAGAAGATTGCGGACATGATGTCGATAGCAGATCTCAAGGACGAAGAGATGTACAACGGGTACTCGAGTGGAAACATTTTCAGTCTCTTTGGCATCGTCTTGCCGGCCATTGAGATTTCACATTCGCTCGAAAGAAGTTCCATGAGGCCAGGAAGTGCGTGGACCAAGTTTAACAATTACAAGATGAGGTTTCGTCGGTACAACGACTTGAAGATTCGTTCGGGTATGGACATTGACAAGTTGATGGTCTTGTCACAGTACTGCAAGAGTTGTCCCATCGCCGATGTGTTGCCCATGCTTCAGCACTATGGCATCGAGTCGGCCGATATGGACATGATGAATCATCTGTCACTGATACACAAACTAAAACCACGAGTCTTGCAAAACATCAAGAACAAATTAAAAAGTCTTTGCAAATAGTATGAAGTGGTGGTACCTGATGATACTCGTGATTTTGTGTGTGAGTGTTTTGTTCAGGTTCTTTAAAAAAAAGTATGCGCCAAAAAATGCAACCATTTCGGAAAATGGTTTTCAGGTTCTCAAGTGTTTTGAAGAATATGATATCGAGTACCTGAAGAAAAAATGGGAAGACAAGGATGCGATAAAGACTTTTATACAAAACAACCCACGAGTACTGAATCAGGTGCAAGATATTCTGGGGCCTTCATACATTTTTCAGGATTATGTTTTACTCATAGAAAAGTCTCGAATTCACACGTGTCATCGAGACGTGAACGCCAAACAATTCAACGCGAAACAAAAGTATCCTTCGTACACGATAATCTTTTACATGGAACCGATGAACAGGTGCCTAGATGTGATTGACAAGAGTCACTCCACTCGCGACGGAATCTTCTGGACGGACGAGACCGAGAGCGTCAAGTGCGTTCCCGGAGACGCCATCCTGTTTGACGCGGGTCTGATTCACGCCGGTAGTAAAAACGATAAACCAGACAACAAACGCATTCAAATGAAGTTGTCTCACGTCGACGACATCGAAGCGCTCTCGTACTTTCAGGAGTACAACAAGGTTCTCTCAAACGACAACACAAACCCGGACATTCTCAACGATGTTCAAAAACACTTGTCGTGTCAGTTTCCAGTCATGAGTGACGCTTTTAAAAGTAGTGCATCGAAACCAGTCGAAAAGTTTTTTTCATCCGTGTTTTATGGTAATTCAAACTTTTACGATCTAAAATCTGCCTGAGTGTCTACCTACCATTTTAGAAACTAAAATATTTAGTTAATCTAAGATGGAATGTCACGTGATCAATTTGGATAGATCAATTGATAACTTTTATAAACAAAGACCACACTTGATAGAGTCTGGAGTATTTCCAAAAAGATTCTCGGGTATAGATGCTAAAAAAGGAGAACATGTAGAGTACAGTGAGTACCTTACAGACTGGTGCAGAGATTCGTGTCCCAGCGGAGTTATTGGGTGTGGTTTGTCTCATATTCTTCTTGCTAAAAAGTTATTTGAAAAAGGTTCTCACCTTGTTTTGGTACTTGAAGATGATGCTTACCCACTTGTTCCAGACTTGAATCGTGAAATTGAAAAAATTATTGAGGAGACTCCAAAAGACTGGGACATTATCAAACTTCATTGTGACTTTTGTAAAAATAATTCAAGTGACCCGACTGGTGGAAGTACAGCTGCTTACCTCATAAACAAGAGTGGTCTAGAGAAACTTTCTACCATGAAACTCAAGTGGCACATAGATCTTCAATGGAACATGGAGTCAAATTTAAAAGTATACAAGTCAAATGAAAATATTTTTTGGGCGGATGAAAAAACAAGTGAAAATAGAAGAAATGTAACTTTTTTTGGAAAAAATACTTTTAATTCAACAGGTCAAAAAAGTTTGGACGACTTGTTATCTTTCAAAATTGTAAAAGTTTTCGGGTATGAAATATCTGGATGGGAAGTTTTAGCATTTATCATTCTCTTGATTTTAATATTTTTAATAATTAAATGAAGGTTGTTACATACGCCACTCATTCAGATGGTACATTTGAACAAATAAAAAATCAGGTTGAAGTACTCGGATGGGGTACAAAATGGAATGGATTCATGGATAAATTTAATGGAGTCAAACAATATCTTGATAAACAATCTGATGATGAAATTGTTGTATACATTGATGGATTTGATTCACTTATTATGAAAAGTTTGGACAATCTTGAACAAGATTTCAAGAGTCTCAATTGTAAAGTACTTTTTTCACTTGATGAAAAAAGTGGTTTCTCAAACTTTGTCCCAAGTTTTATTGAAAAATACTTTCGTAATAGAATATTTGGAACTTGTAGAGACGGTGTGAATGCAAATTCTGGACTCTACATGGGATACGCCAAGTACCTAAAAATCGTTCTAGAAGAAACTTTGCGAGGTGATTCGGATGATGACCAAAGAAATTTAAATAGGGTATGTAAAAAGTTTCCATTCTTAAAAGTTGATACGGGTAACCTCATATTTGAAAACTGTTCTAATGAAAATCAAATCAAACAGTCAAAAGCATACTTTGTACAATTACCTGCAAGCATGAACATGAAAAGATTTTTTAGAGCTATACAAGATTATTCAAAGTATTTTATTCCCGAAATTATACTATTAATCTTGATCATCATAATATCAAATATTTTTATTCTGTAGTAACTGTATGGAACCTCTGCCAGTAATTGATTATGAGAGAATGAAGAGGGTCTACCCCCAAGTCACTGGCAAAGGAGGTTACAATTGGTACACGTACCTTTGTGCATTTTTTATAATTGTTGGAATTCTTGTACTTATAAAGAGATACAGAGACAAACAATCTAGACACTAATAACTTTTTGGAGTTCCTTGTGCACCAACAAGAACTAACATGTTTGGGTTTATGTAAATATTATCGTACCCTTGATCTATCATGTTATCATGTAAAATCACGTGTTCACATATGTACTTTCCATCTTTTGGTATGTAATCAACATGCATAACCGAATTCATTTTATAGAGTGCGAGACCACAGAAACCAGATTTTACTTTATATGGAAAATCGCCAACTTTGTACATAGAAGCTTTTTTTATAATAAAAGGAGCGTGTGATTTTGAAATGGTGTTCATGTCTAAATATTCATCCTTGTATGCAATAGTATCATAATATATCATGTATCCGAGAGTTGGTGTGGTACCAAGAAGTCCTTGTGCAGATATTGCGTCCCACTGATTGTAGTACCCGAAACTATGTGCAAATCCACGTATGTCCACAGGACCTTCTATGTCGAGATCAAAAATACATAGACAGTCATATGTATCAAAGTTTTTTGTGATATAATTGAGGAGTCTGTTTCTATAATCTGCCATTTTTTTCATTCTCGTAGGCGAATATGCACCGTGAATCGATGCGCTACCCTTCTCTTTTAATTTACAGTTTTCATCTTCATCACACGGAACCAGTATAACCGATGAATATGAACTGAGAAGTTCTCTAGTTCCATCCGTAGAATCATTTTCAAATACTACAAACTTGTACTCTTGAAAATATGATCCAAGATGTTGTACACGTTTAATGAGGTTTGATACTTGATCTCGAATATTCACACAGAGACCTCCAAATACTATTTTTTTCATCTTCATGGTTTCAAATCCTTTTTTGACTGTACTGTCGTACTCTTCACAGTTAACTTTACATGGAAAGTCATGTTCGGGAAATACTGCAACATCTTCAAACCAGTCTGGATGAAGAACCTCGAGGAGAGATTTTTTTCTAAAACTACAATACGCTTCAAGTGAAAAAAACACGATTATTAAAAATAAAAAAATGAAGATCATATACCAAAGTATCATACTATCAGTAGCGAAAAAATATCATGATTTTAATTAAACACGTGGACACCAACGTCGCTAAAATGAGTCACGTACCAGAACCCGGAGACTTTTCCTGGTACCCATGCGAATATTTTAGAGACGCGCTCTCAAAAACGTTCAATGCAGTGACAAACTGCAACGCATGGGATCACCTCATGACATTCGAACCACGTGACCAGGGATTCATGTATTCGCAGGACCCCGTTATTGCACAGATTCAGGGTGAGTCTATTAAACTTGGAGCGGACCACACAGGGTGTTCGTTCGGGTTGTGCATGAGAGTCATGCACGTTATCGCCAGAAAAGGATGGACTGGATACTATTACCAGGTTTCGTGAAGAATCTTGGCCCGAAAGTTTTGAATTTTAACCGGTTGCTTCTTCCAAAACTCCTTTGAATCTTTCTGGTGCACTTCCCACAAGTCAAGGACCTCTGTGTCAGTCTTCGGTTCCGATGATTCTGGTGCGAGGTTGGTGTGAAGAATCATGTTGCACTTTTCAAACTCTTTATCGTGGAGACACGCGATCGTGTAACCGATGTCGAGTTTCTCCACGGGTCTAAGTGCAGTGCACTTGTCCACCTCGACCCACACATGCCAACACGTATCAGACGCCATCGAACAGTACCCTTGCACGAGTTTGGTCACGTGCCCACGTTTTGCGAGAAGTTCATTTAATAAAATAGGCGCTACAATTCCACAATTGTCTATTTTATTAAGTTTCAACTTGAGAGCCAGTCTTTTTTGAATGTCTACTGGAAGCATTTTAGTACTATACGATTTTAAGCTTTAAATCCAGAGCTGACAGCTACGCGAATAAGAGCAATTCCAAAAATCCACAGTAGAATCGTCTGAACAAGAGTAATAACGTGGATGAACTTGGACTGAGGATCGACTTTCTTGGCTAGTATCATGTACGTAGTCACCAGGTTGACAACGAGATTGATCACAAGAAAGATGACGTAGGCTGAGATGAGTCCGATCTTCATTTTTCATTTGCTGAGAAAAAAAAATACAAGTGTCCCGAATGGGGCTACTTTTTGAAAACCTTTTTAAAGGCTGAGGCTGTAAGAACCCCCTTGGCAAAAGTTTTTGCAATTACACTGGGTGCAACTTTACGACGTTTCATGTTTGCAATTTTTGCAAGGAGTTTGCGCTTAGCTTCGACTGTCAATTTACGTTCGTGCATTTGTACTGTACACGAACATATTTAATTTATAGTGTCCCGGACGGGACTCGAACCCGCAATCTTGGGATTAGAAGTCCCACGCTTTGTCCAATTAGGCCACCGGGACTATATTTGATGCTTTAGCATCGCTTTGACTTTTGATTTGTACTGGGTCTCTTATTCATCAACCTCGATTTCCTCATCCTCTTCCTCAGCGTTCTCGACTGGAACCTCGTCAACATTCTTGAAGGCGAAGCGAGGAAGCTTCTTGGAAGGCTCGAGGAGCACCTGCTGGAGACGAACACTGACACCAAACTTGTTGTCAATGAACCAAATCTGGTTAATCTCGATGATGCACCTGACGCGCTGACCCTTCTCGATGGAGTTGAGGTCGACGTTCTCCTTGAGGTAATTGTACGCCTCTGGTACAAACTCACCAGTCTTGGAATCGTGGAGAACCTTGAGCTTGATGGTCGAAGGGTAGTCACCCTTGCCAGGTGTGACAATAGGCTTGTACAACGCCTCCTTGATGACCGGAACCGCGTACTTCTTGCCGAGCCACTCCTGTGAGTTCTCAGCAACAGTCTTGATGATGAGTTCGTCGAGTGCCTTCATCCTGTTCATGAAGTCCTCGACCTGTGGGTCGGAGTCGAACGACAGGGGAAGCGTGTATGACGTGTTGGTCGACTTCTCGTCGGTGAACGTGCTCAGACCGAACGGTGCGCGCATCTTGGGAATCTCAAGCTGAAGCTTGCTGTTGTTGGCGCCGTTGAGATACACTGCACGCCCACCATTCTTGTTCTTGCGAATCTTGGAGAAGACGACAGCGGAAGCGGAAAACTCAGTCGATTGCTGAATTGAGTGAGCCATTTGTACTTTGTTACTATACTGTCGCTGGTACCCTTTAACTGCCTTGGAAAATATTCTCAGCACACTATAAAATGGCTCTCTTTCAGGATTGTGGTTGCGGGTGCGACGGCAAAAAGCAGCAGGCGAAGTTCATCACGTCGCTCATCGCGGGTCTCATCTTCTTTATCATCGCGTGTCCCGAGATGTTTCAGCTCACGCGCCGAATCCTCGGTCACGCGATTGCGAGCCCGACCGGTTGCCCGACCAACGTCGGCGTCGCCGTTCACTCCGTCGTCTTCTTCCTCATCACGTGGGGTCTCATGAACGTCACTGCCAAAAAAATGTAAAAGAGTACTGTAAATGGCGATGTTAGTCGCCGTAGCACTTCTCATAGTGCTAGGTTTTCTGATGTATTATGCTTACTGTGTGATCACGGATACGAAACCATTCTGGGACAGTTTTTTCGGTGGTTCAGATGATCCTGCTGCAGGTGACCCGATCCAGGATCCTTTGGGGTACTGTACGTTTGATGGAAAAGACCTGTATGAAAAAAAGGTCTACACCCAAGATGGCAAGAGAGTTTCGGTCGACGTGTCCCCCATAAAGTGCAGTGAGTGCACAAAGTACGTGTACGAAGGTGACGATGGATGTGTTTCATTCATATATGATACTCTTGAGAATGTAAACATAAATGATTCCGATCTGTTTGACCAGTTTTGTGATCCCGCACACCCCGAGAGGAACAGGGATTGCATACAGCCCCACGGAACGTGCACTGCGAGTTTAGCACCGGCAAAAAAATGTTCATTTTAATTAAATGTACGTGTCCACAGGAGACGGCATTGCAAAAGTTGTGTCTGACACAGAAGTTCAGTTTTTGTCTTCGTGTCAAAAATCGTACAAAGGAACGAAAGTGTACTCATTTGAAACCGAATCTGAACCAGCACCGAGTGCGGCGACGAGACACTCGACCATGGAAGAACTCGGTTTCAAAAAAGTAGGGGACAACATGTATGTCGAAGTTGAAGACATTGACGAAGAGAGTTCGAGTGAGATTGAAACAGATGAGAGTGACGACACCGACGACGACAGTGATCATGATTTCATTGTACCAGACGACGAAGAAGTTCTCTTGAAACCGGTCGACCACAGACACGTCGACGCGGAGTGGAACTCGTGGAGACCCGTGAGTGCAGGAGCCCGAAGGTTTAAAGAAAAAGTCGATCAGATTGAGGAGTACATGAATCACGCCATAGATGAAAAATTTGTGTTCAAGAAACAGTTAGGTTAATCAAGTTTGAATTTTAATATTTGTATTGAACATATGAAAACTGTATACATTGTATGCATAATCGTTTTACTAGCTCTGATTTTATCCGAATCTAAAATAGTTAGAAAATTTGTTATTAATACAGAATTTATAAAAAATGAGTCAAAAAAGCGTGATATGGAAATACATACACTTGTTTATAAACATCTTTTCAAGGGTTCAAATATATTAAATTTTGGTTGTGGAATAAATACATACTCTTCTTTACTCAGAAAAGAACACAAAGTTACATGCTTAGACGTCGTTGATATTAGTGTAGACAGTGAGCCAATTATTGTATATGACGGAGTAAACATACCAGAACATTTAACAAACTACGATTTTGTAATAATAAGTACAGTATTACATCACATACCAGATAAAAATATATTCAGTTTACTTGACGAACTGAGCCGACGAACAAAAAAGATAATTATAATTGAAGATAAGGTTGATGAAAATTTATTTTCATATCTTAAAGTGTGTACCTGGTGTGCACTAACTAATTTTTCATTTATAAATAGAAGCTATAGTTTCAAGACTAAAAAACAGTGGATGGAATTATTTAATAAATTACACCCGCGTGATATTGAGTATACAACGTGTCGTTGGGCTGAATGTTATGTTCTGACCTTTTAATTCGATCCAGCTCCATAGATGAAAAATTTGTGTTCAAGAAATAGTTAGGTTAAAATTAAACTTGTAATAAACAGCCACGCGATGGACACTCTCGTTGAAGAAGCCTGGAAAGACTTTGAAGAACACTTCATGCCCAAAGAAGAAGAACCTATTATCTGTAATGCCGTGTACTTTTGCAAATGTGGTGGATCCAAAGTGTATGGATCCAACAATCTCCAAGTTTGCACTACGTGTGGTACAGTCGATGGATACTATATCGATGAGACAGCGGAGTGGACGAGTGGTGTATCCGAAGGCGGAGTTGTGAGCAACCCCGGTCGTTGTGGTATGCCCTCGGACAACGAGCTGTTTTCGGAGGCTTGGGGCGCCGGTCTCGTGATTAATTCCCGCGGATCGAGTTACGCGGTCCGAAGGATGGCCAAGATTAATTTTCACAGCTCCATGAATCACAAGGACCGTGCACTGTTTCACGCGTACAAGGACATTGAACTCGCAGCTCTGACTCGTCTGAATCTCCCAGCTACTGTCATTCGTGACGCCAAGGTGATGTACAAGAAGTTCAACACCGAGAAGCTGACTCGCGGCGCTGTCAGGAGCGGTATCAAGGCCAACTGTGTTCTGACGGCGTGCAAGCTTTCCAACATTCCCAGGACGACCAAGGAGATTGCGGACGCATTTGAAATTCCTTCGAAGGACATTTCGAGAACGTCTCAGATTTTCAGAGAGACTCTTCTCGGGGACACCCAGGAGACCAAGATTACAAAAGCGTCTGATGTTCTTCCTCGCATATTCAATGATTTCATCATGCTTCAAGAAGTCGAAAAGAGAAAGATTGCTTCAAAGTGCAGGAAGATGTGTGTTCATCTTGAATCAAACGTTGAACTCATGGGCAAAACTCCGAACAGTATCGCATCTGCGGTTATTCTCATTGTTCTCGGTGGTCAGATTCCCAAGTCTGAGGTTGCCAAGGTCTGCAAGATTTCCATGCCGACTCTCAACAAGATAGAAGTCATTGTCCGAAAGCACTTAGAGCTTACCGGGTACGTTTGGTAAAATGGCTGTATCACTCTTCTTGAGCACTCCATGTTACGGAGGAATGTGTCTCCAAAAGTACACCGAAAGCATCTTAGCATTACAGGTTGTGGCTTCGCGCGAGGGAATTCAATTGTTCATAGACACTATAGAAAATGAGAGTTTGGTTCAGAGGGCTCGAAATGTGGCTGTGGGTAGATTTATGCAAAAGAGCACAGCCGAGTACTTTATGTTTATAGATGCGGATGTTCACTTTGACCCCGAGTCTGTTGTTCGTCTCATAAAGTCTGGGCATGAACTTTCAGTTGCGTGTTATCCCAAAAAGTTTGTTGACTGGAACCAGGCGGCTGAGGCTGTGAAAAAAGGCGACACTAGGGACATGGCCATGCTGTCGGCTTCGCTGGTTGTCAATTTCGGGGCTCAAAAGGTTGAGATTGTAAATGGTTTTGCTCCAGTTCTTGACGGTCCTACAGGTTTCATGCTCATCAAGAGGTGCGTCTTCGAGAAGATGGAGAAGCAGTACCCCGAGTTGCACTGCAAGAACGATCACCAGAATAGGGACTTTGACTATTACCATGCCGCGTTTGACTGCATGATTGACCCGGTGAACAGGAGGTACTTGTCCGAGGACTACGCATTTTGCAGGAGGTGGCAACAAATGGGGGGCAAGATTTACGCGGACACATGTACGACCTTGGGGCACGTGGGAAATCTTCCGTTCAACGGACAATTGAGTAAAAGGCTTAAAATTTGAATGTTTATGTAATGTACATGGAAACTGAAACTGTTACTATAAAAACTGAAACTGTTACTATAAAAACGAAAGGCAACCCAAAAGGATACACGGTGATTGCAAGCAAGTTGTGAATGAGTGCTTAAAACATAGAGTTTCCATGGTGGTAATGTACGTTGTAGTTGTTGTCGTCACGCGAAATGTTGCCATAACTGTAAAAACTTTGCACACTCTTCTTTGTCTCAATCGTTTAAACGCGCACAAAGGGAACACACTCGAAGTAGTATATGTCAACGATGATGCTTTTGAGAAGAAGAATATCTTTCTCAAAAAGTCCAAAACGTGTGATAGACTCATTTGGTTGGACTTTAGTGTCCACGTAGACGAGGTTTCTATCGACAAGATGTCTGACAAGTTTATCAACGGGTACAACTGTCTGGTACTGCCAGCTGTGACTCCCGGAATAGACTGGGACATGTTCAAAAAGAAGATTATCGATGGCTCAACCGAGCCGGTCAATCAGATGGGTCTCAGTTTCGACACGGAAGTTGGAAAATCCATAGGCGAAGACTTGCACATCGTGACGTCGACAAATCCCAAGGCTTGGGCCATTGATACAAAACACGTTCTCAAAGCGCTCAAGGGCAACAAAGGTGAGGGCATAGTCGTTTCTGCAAACACGACCGAAATGTTCAAAACGTTCATCGAGCGCGGTGTAAAGGTGTACGCATACACGGCTGCAAACATAGTCGTCACGTACCCACACGAGTGTATAGGAAATCTGCTCTCTGCGGCAGGGGTTGAGACGTGTCAGATACCAGTAGCAACCAATTAAAAAATTGCAACACGTGTAAGAAAAGAATGAACACACAAATTGAAAGAGATGCAAAGACTTTTTTGTTTAAGGTACTTCCCGACACGCCTCTGGAAAAAACAATCATGAGTTTTATTCATTCAGCTTGGGAAACTCGTGAATATTTTCCGGGTCCCCAACCAATTTCAATAGAGAGGAAACACTTTCCGATTCTCAAAAATTCCTACGTAGTCTGTGAAAAAACAGATGGTGTTCGCCATGTTCTTGTGTCACTCATGTTCGGAGACAAGAAGATATGTGCACTTGTGAATAGGGCTTTTGAAATGTACGTTGTATCACTCAATCTACCAAAAAGTGCGTATCAAGGAACCATCCTTGATGGCGAACTTGTTGAGAGAGACTTTTTGGTGTACGATTCGGTCATGGTGTCCGGAACGAACGTCAAGAACCTCGATCTATTCAAGAGACTCGAAGAAGCCAAAAAGGTTGTATCAAAAATCACGCGCATGAAAGGCGATCCAGTTGTTCCCAAGATGAAGACATTTTTCAACTTGAAAGATTTTAAACAGTTCATCACCGAACACATTCCCACTGTGACGTACAATATAGACGGTCTCGTGTTTACGCCAATCAATGAACCTGTGAAGACTGGTACACATGAGACTATGTTCAAGTGGAAACCGAAGATCAACAACACCATAGACTTTCAGTGCAAATGGTTGGACAACAAATGGGGACTCTATGTGATTGAAAAGGGTCGTCTCGTGTTTGAATCCGAGTTGCCACCTTCGAAATCACCAGACTGGCTGACCGAAGACTGTATAGTCGAGTGTCAATACATGTGTGACGAGTACCCGAGATGGTGGAAACCGATAGGTCTCAGGACTGACAAGAGACACCCGAACAACAGAAGAACATTTTATAGGACCCTAGTCAACATCAAAGAGGACATTCAGATTGAAGAGTTTGCCTGAATGTTCATGAGCGTGCGAGCAGCAGCCTGGTTGTTGGCCTGAATCTGGTTGTTGGCCTTCTCGACGGCTCTCTTAGCTTCCAGAGCAGCCTTGACGTTTTTTTCGTGCATTTTTTTCAAGGTGGCGTGTACTTTTCTCGCGTTCTTGACTTGCTTTTTAATTCCAAAACCGGTCACGTTTTTCACCACATTGAGCGCGCGCCTAGCGGGTCTCTTAAATACAGCCTCTTCCATCTCTTTCCAGTGATTCCTCTTGGGAGGTGGGGAACGCTGGGGCATCATTATCATTACCGGTGCGTTCCGAAATATAGGAGGCGGTTGCATTCTGTTCTCCATCAGACGGGATTCGGCTGCTGAAGCGTTTGCTAGCCTGCGCAGAGGCGCGTTTGCGGCCGACCTTAAAGCCGGTACGTTTACGCGTCGCTTCTTTTCTTTCCTGAGAAACGCACTTGCATGAGATGGCATTTAGTGTAGATGAAGATAAAAAATACGCACACGATACTCGTAACCATGAAGGAATTCTTTGAAAAAGTTGGCCCTATTTTTTCAAAGTATCAGAACACACAGTATGTCGAGTTTGAAATGCGTCTCGGTAAGCTCAACAGAGGTTCGTTTGACACGAACGTAGGTCAAGAAACGTTTGAAAAGATTCTGAGACGTCTTCGAAAGTACAAAGGTTGGGAAAAGGTCTCAGAGATGAGTGACGTCGCGTACTACAATGGCGACACACGTCTCGTCATAGACGATGAGACTGAGAACTCTACCCAAGTCGTCAAGAAGAAGCTTGAAAAGATTGATCACATCCTGAGTGGAATGCCACTTGACGTTCGTTTTGCAGTGGCCACCGAAACCCCAGATTCTCGCGAAGTCGAAGAGTTTCTTTCCGCGCGAAAGAGAACTCGAACGTCGTTTGTCAGAAAGAATTTGTCAATCGACATGACAATCACGTCCGGTAACCCAACCGACCTGGACTCGGAGGAGGAGAATGTGTATCAGATTGAGTTTGAAATCATAGACCCCAAGAAAGTGGTCGACACAGACACATTGTACAACATCGTACACAAAGTTAACGACGTCCTTGCTCTTTCTTAGAAACGCGTTCGAAATAATTGTACAAGTTTTCCATGTATTTTTCAGCGTTTTCACGCGTCTTGATTTGCTTCCTCGCGCGCTTCAAAGAGTTGTTGGGTGACTCGCTTTTGTTGGCCAAGGGCCTTGCCGATGAGGAACTGTTGGCGTTCGCAGGTTTGTTGGCCAAGGGCCTTGCCGATGAGGAACTGTTGGCGTTCGCAGGTTTGTTGGCCAAGGGCCTTGCCGATGAGGAACTGTTGGCGTTCGCAAGGCGTCTTGTCGGTGAGACACTGTTGCTGTTGCTGTTTGAAAGTTTCCTGGTAGCCTCTCTGATAAGAGCGCACAGAATCGGTTTCGTAATCCTTTTGGGGAGCGCAATCTTGAGACGCATAGCGATGTCAACGAGTCCGACTTTGGTGTACCTGGTGCACTGTCTAGACCCAATTTTCAAGCCGGTGTTTGTCGAGTAAGAAGTCTTTAAATTAATCGGGGTGTTCTTCTTGGCCACGTTCACCGGATTGTTGTTTGTGTTGAGACCGATTCCAAACTCTTTCCGGACGACGTTCGGGACTTTCACACCAGCTTTTCGGTACGCATTCTCGACTTTGTTCTTGGAGTACTTGATGCTCTTGGGAATCGTGTAGCAACACGGTTGGCCCTGTGGATTCGGCTTTATGTAGCACCCGGGGACGGTGCACTTTCCGTCATAACTGTAAGGGATCGGACGACGGTCTACGGGGCACGTGGTGCCGCGACGCGTGACGTTCGGAGCCGGTTGGTTGTTGAGTCGCCGGACCGCTTTGGTGTTCTTGAGTTCTTTGCGTCGAATGTTCTGTGTGGTTCCGGTCGTCACAAGAAAGTCATTGTCTTTGAGAACTTCGAAAAACTCTTTTGAAATCCTGTAGGCTTCTTCAACATCGGTCGTTCCCTGAATCTGGACAACTCCTGTGTCGGCTATCACGATCGAAAACTTGTCTGCGAATGCAATGTACAAAAACTTTTTTTCGTTGTACTTGGCCCTGACAATGTATCCATCGAACGAACACTGAATGAATGGATCGCTAAACATGTAAAAAATCAGATTTGTTTTAAGAGGAAATCCAAGTTTGAATTCGGACGTGATGTTGTTCAACTTTATCTCGGAACTCGAAGGAATCTTGTGATAATGTTTCGAAAAAAACTGTTTGAGTTCCTTTGGCTGAGTTTCGAGACTGTCGATGTGACCGCTGGAAAAACGCACCCTGCCAGACTCGTAATACGAAAAACTAGCCCCAGTGGCCTCGCCACCCCGTGTAACCTTCAACTTAAAGTCCGCGCTCACAAAAGGTTTGTTTCTGTTTCCCACGAACCCGTACTCGGACGTGTACTTGAGTGCAGTCTTGAACCGTCCGTACCGAATCGCAAACTCAGTCACCTTGATACCATTCTCTGACACGAGACCATCCTTTTCAACCTTGTCGAGTATCTTTCCGATATCGATTTCAGAACCAGTGTCAATAACCGCGTTATAAAGACCGATGGACAAGGGTGAAATCTTCAAAGTAATCTTTTTGAGTTCCTTTTGTTTCTCTTGAAACTCTTCTTTGTATTTTTTAATGTACTTGTCTGGGTTTCGTCCCATCTCTTCAGCAAGAATGTTCCTGAATTTTATCGAAGGTATCTGAATATGTGTCCTGTTCACGCTCAATATGTGCAACAACGCATTCTTTTCCATTTCTATTTCTGTATATTATTTTTAGTAGTCACTCGAAACCTGGAGACCTTCGTCCACCAACTCGACACCGAAAATAAACGCAGATGCCGAGTACTGCTGACCCCGGTACGTCTTGGCTTCTGTACGAACCTCCATACCCCTTGAACTGAAAGGTCCGGCGTACATGTCCTGATTGAACTTGATTTTCCCGAGATTGTTCTCCATGCAGTGCTGATTGAACAAGGCGATGAAATTCTTCTGGGGACAAAACAAATCTGATCCGTACCGCAGTTTCTCCGAAGCCAGAAAGTGTTGGAGCGTGTTCGTCACCATCGCAACCTGATTCTGGATAGTCTTGAAGTACTTGGGGACCACGTTCCAAATGTCTTGCTCAGCATGCTTCTGTGCGTATTCGAGGTACGCGCGAACACACTTGAGGTGAATCGCGGGTAGCTCCTTGTCGAGCTTATCATCGAGAAGAGGATCCGCGTCCATGACTTGCTTTCCAAAGTTCCATGTGAGAATACGACGAAGAACACTCCCGGAGTTGTCCTTCCAGTTGGGAACTTCATTACCGGCAAGGATACCGGGTGCCTTCCACTCAATAGACTGCGCCTTCTTGTACTTGCACGCGAGAGAAATGTCTTCACCAGACACGAGAGACTGAAACTCCGCTTGCTCGAGACACAAGTCTCCCTTGACTTCCGGTGCGATGAACATGAAGCCGTCGTGGATCGAGGACAACCCAAACTTGCGCTCGACGTTGTTTGAAAGTGTCCTCACGTCCTCAGACTCGTAAAACTTTTTGAAAATCTTGGTTATGATGGTAGACTTGCCAGACTTGGCAATACCCTTGAGGAACGGAATGACTTGCCACTTGTCAATCTCACCAACGTCAAAGCACAGCTTGCCACCCATGACGTACATCCACTTGCTCACCTCGGTGTCAAACTGCTGGTAATCGAGGATGTTTTGAAAATGAGGAGTCGGAATGTCCCACCAGTTTTCAATGTGATTGTACGGGTTGAAGTTCTTGTCAAAGTACTTGGAACTCGCGATGGTCGGATCGAGGCACTGAAACTCGTGAGAATCATAGGGGTAAAACCTGCAAATGTACTGTCCCTTTTTGGTGCACCACTCCTTGCCGACAAAGAGACCGTTGTTGTACGACCAGACGTGACGATTCTTCTTGATTTCAGGAAACTGAATGTCCTTTGAATTCTGAAGAAACCTGATAGACTCACCCGCGTTACTTCCACGTGCAGTCAAGTGCTTCCAGATGTTGTACTCGGTCTCCTTTTGAACAAACGAGTATACAAACTCTTCGATTGTCATGACTTGTTTCCAAGCCTTGGTGTGGTATCCCTCAACCGTGATGATTTGTCTGCAGCACTGATCCTTGTACTTGCGATACTTTTGTTTGTACGTCTCGTTGAGAAGGGAGAGCAAGAGTTTCTGAAACGGAGCCAAGTCTTCGGTGTCCTCCATGGTCGAGCACCTGAAGAGACTGTTCGCATCAGAGTCGACACAGACCAGAGTCGGATGATTGATTCGCTCGTATTGACGTGCATACCGAAATACAGTTTCGTATGCATCGTCGGACATATCAATCAATCGGTTTATTCTGGTTATGATCTTGAAATCATTTCCGTTAATATCTTTCGTTTCTTCTTCTGAGACTCCAAGAGAAGCAGCGCGATGAAACATCTCTCCCAGTGCACGAGTCTTCCTGCGGTGCTGGTCCATGACACGTTCCATGTCGAGTTCACGAGGGAATCCAGAAGAATCGAGATCGCCTGCGCTGTAAAACTGTTTAAACCCATTTGTAATTGGGATCCAACGGTCACCTTTACAATTGAGACACCAACTCGTTTCCAGCTGAGAAATGAATTCGACAAGTTTCTCCTTGTCAAAACCTTGGACTTGATTTTTTAACAGTTCAAGACGAGACTCACCGTGATCACCTTCATCGATGTAATGCACAGGAGAAGTCATTCTTAGTTATAGTACTAGTAACTTTTTTTTCTAAGTGCTTTCACTCCTTGTTCATTTTGCTCAGCATTTTTACGAGAATTTTATTTTGCATCTCCATGTGCTTTGCAATAGTGACGAGAGCAGTGGCGACAGTCTGTCCGTCCTCAGTGGCCAGGAAAGGCTCCAGGGCAGACCCGAGGTCAAACCCCATCTCCTCATCGTAGTCAGCTTCCTCGTCCTCATCTTCACCGAGGTCAATGTCCATCTCAGGCTCCTCCTCTTCTGGGGGCGGCGGAGCTGGGGATTTTTTGGGAGCCATTTATGTGTACCCAGAAAAATGTGAGCCCGTCCTGGCGCGGTCCAGGAAACGATCACGTGTGACTCAGGAAACGATCACGCGTGATCGGGATCGGGGTCGGGGGCTCCAAAAATAAAATATTGGCGTATAGTAAAATGGCTGGAGGACTCATGCAATTGGTTGCCTATGGCGCACAGGACGTCTACCTCACGGGTAACCCCAAGGTTACATTCTTCCAGGCTGTGTACAAGCGCCACACGAACTTCGCGATGGAGAACATCCAGCAGACCGTCAACGGTTCCGCCACCTCCAGCGGTCGCGTCTCCGTCACCGTCGCACGTAACGGAGATCTTATCGGCGAGATGTACATCCAGCTCCAGACCAACCTCTGTAACACCTTCTCCGGCCCGTCCACGAGCATCATGGATGCATGCTGGATCGCCGAGCGCTCAATCCTCGACATTGAGCTCTCCATCGGTGGACAGCGTATTGACAAGCACTACCAGCGCTGGTGGCGTCTGTACTCTGAGCTCTATCTTGATGAGACCAAGAAGATTCAGTACGGCAAGATGACCTCCAACCCCACCGGCGAGGCCTGGACTTCAGGCGGTACCAATGGCTCTACATCTGGCGAGGTCTTCCTCCCCCTTGTCTTCTTCTTCAACAGGAACCCCGGTCTCTATCTTCCCCTCATCGCCCTCCAGTACCACGAGGTCCGTCTCGATTTCGACCTCTCATCGGAGTACACCACGTGCTTCACGACGACGTTCAATGTCTGGGGTAACTACGTGTATCTCGACACGGAGGAGCGCCGTCGCTTCGCCCAGAAGGGTCACGAGTACCTCATTGAGCAGGTCCAGCACACGGGTACGGACTCTCTCAACATTTCAGGTCTCACCGGCACCGGTGCCGGTGCTCAGATCCGTCTCTCCTACAACCACCCGGTCAAGGAGCTCATCTGGTGCCTCACCAACAACGCCGGCTTCAATGGCAAGCAGCTCTGGGACTTTACGTCCAACGCCGGTATCGGAGGTACCACGCTCCTTACTCTCAACCCTAGCAACCCCGTCTACGGAGCATTCTCTTCCACTGATTACCCAGGTCCCTTGTACTCCCCTTACAATCGTGTTACATCAAATACGTTCGTGACGACCGTTCCAGTCAGCTATGCAACCGGTTCTCCTCTTCTCGTCACTACATCTAACGTTGTAGCCCCCGGTGAACAGTGGACAGAGGACGGTACACCAGGCGCAACTACTGGCTCGAATGCTACACGCGGTGGTCAGGCTGTCGGTCCTCTCGCATCCTTCCGTCTCATCCTCAACGGCCAGGATCGCTTCAAGGACCAGTCCGGCAAGTTCTTCAACCAGGTCGAGCCGATGTGGCACCACAGCGGCAACCCGTACCCGGGTATCTACTGCTACTCGTTCGCCCTCAAGCCCGAGGAGCACCAGCCAACCGGAACGTGCAACTTCTCCCGTATCGACAACGCTCAGGTCGATGTTCGCGTCAAGGCTGGTATCGTCGCCGCAAATGCTGCCAACACCCTCGAGATGTGGGCCGTCAACTACAACGTCCTCCGCATCCAGTCCGGTATGGGCGGTCTCGCATTCTCCAACTAAATGGCCGAGTGCAGTACATATTCAAAAGTCGAACCGTGGGCAACCACAAACAATAAAAATCAAAACATTTTTATTGTTTGTACATGATAGTACGATGTGTGACAACGGTTATGAATCTAGCACTTCTTATATAGGAAACACCACAGTCAGTTGTGGTGCAAAAAGTTCGACAGGCACTACAGGGGCAACTGGGTTTGAAGGCGCAACGGGGGCAACAGGGTTCACTGGAGCAACTGGTGCTACGGGGGCAACCGGCTTCACCGGAGCAACTGGCGCTACGGGGGCAACAGGGTTTGAGGGCGCAACGGGGGCAACAGGGTTCACTGGGGCAACTGGGTTTGAGGGCGCAACGGGGGCAACAGGGTTCACTGGGGCAACTGGTGCAACAGGCGCAACTGGCTTCACTGGAGCAACGGGGGCAACAGGGTTTGAGGGCGCTACTGGCGCAACGGGGGCAACAGGGTTTGAAGGCGCGACGGGGGCAACCGGGGCAACAGGGTTTGAAGGCGCGACGGGGGCAA